TATGCCAAAGACAGAGAAGCAAGTAAAAAAGGAAGGCTCTTTCTTCGACATAATATCAGCTATTGTGGTAATTGGCTATGAAAAAAAGTATGTCAAACAACAAGAGAAAGAATACAGGAAGTCTTTAGAATCACCTTTATACAAAGATGATAAAAAAGAATATCTCAAATTGTTAGTACCTAAAAAGGATGTAAATGGAATCGTACCTTACTATGTTAAGAAAACAGGCAAGGTAAGAGAAGTACCTTTAAACACATACGCATCAATGATACATAATACAAACCTTACAAGGTCAGGATGGAATCAAACATTAAATGATGGCGATGAATTTGGAGCAAGTAAATATTACATTCCTTATCACTCGTTTAGTTGTCCACATTGTATAGCACACCAAAATAAAATAATGGCACGTGAAGAAGTGGAAAGCTTAATTGGGGTGGTAGCAGAAGAAACTTCGGGAGATATACTTCATCCAAATTGTAAATGCAGTTTAGTACCTTACTATCCTGGACTAACAAGCATAAGAAAAACACCTTTTGATAACGAAGAGTTACAAAGACAATATGACATAAGACAAAAAATGAACTCTTTAACTTTAGAAAAAGAAAGAGTAAGAACAGATATGAAGATTCAGAAAGGATTAGACAACCTTGATGAAGTTGACAAGCTTAACCAAAAAAGGAATAAGCTTAATTCTCAAATAAGAGAACTTAAACAAGAGCTTCCGACTGAAGAACTGCAGAAATCAGTCGTAGCTATAAATCGCAACTATTAGTTGCATACGACCAGTCCTGAATGTCTCTAAACTTTAGGAGTACCAATTGCACTTCTCAAAATTCTAGATAATGAGGAGGAAATTATGGATATTAAAAAATATCTAACAAACAAGGATATCGAGTTATCCAACGAAGACATTAACTTCGAAAAACTCGAAAAGGATATTAGAAAGGGATATGTTTTAAGCGAAGAAGTAGATAAGGCAAAACAAGAGACAAAAAATGAAATTAGTTCGAAATATACAGAACTAGAAAGTAAATACAATAGTCTTGATAAAACTTATAACGACTTACAAGCTAAAAATGTTGAACTTAATAATTCCAATAGTAGCTTGAAACTTCAAGTTGAAATGGTATCACAAGGATTTAAACCTGAACAGTTTGATGAAATCTCAAAACTTCGTTCTACTTTATTTGCTGACGAAGAAGATAATTCAAAGGCAATAAGTGGAATAAAAGAAAAGTTTAAAGATACTTATTTCCCTCAACAAGAAGAAAAGAAGGAAGTAAACATACCAAATGAAGCAGGATTTAAAAATCCAAGTAATCCACCAAAACAAGAGTTAAAAGTTACAAGAAAAACAAGTATAAAAGACTTAATTAAAAAATAGGAGGAAACAAATATGTATAGCGAACTAAATTTAGATTTACAAGCATTTGCTAAAAGAGTGTATGATTCAATTTTATATCAATCAACATTCTACAATTTCTTAAATCCTAACTATATAGGAACTTTAAGACAAACAGGAGCTCCAGTTATAGAAGTTGCTAAAACTAATGCTCTATCAGTAAACGTAAGACAAACAAAGGAAATTCAAAACAGATTAAATCCAGCACTTACTACTTACAGTCATGTAATGGTTGATTTAACTGAACTTAATATGGATTATTCAATCCGTGTACCAATGATGGTAACAGGAAGCGATATCACTAACGCAATTCAAGATGCAGCTGACTTAGAAGACAGTGCAATCGCAAAACAAATCGATACTTATGGATATGGTGTACTTGCAGCACAATCTATGGATGAAGTTGAATGGGCACCATCAACTAAAGATGAATATATTTCACTTCTTAACTCTTTAAGAGCTAAACTATTCAACAAAGATGTAGAAGGAGATTACAGACTAGGACTTGGAGCAGTTGAATATGCTAACCTTGTAGCAGCTTTAACTTCAATTCTTAAATTCGAAACTCCTGAAGGTGTTGAAGGTGTAACTCTTGGAGAAATTGCAAGAGTATATGGAATCAATATATTCGAAGTAAATGACAACGTTCTAGATGGAACAATAGGATACTTCTTCAATCCAATAGCAGTTGTTGGTGACACATTCTTCAGTGAATTTGTACAACACAACAGTCCTCAAGGTTATCCAGGATACCTAGTTCTTGAAGGAACTCAAAGCTTTGGTGCTAAAGTTGTTAGACCTGAAGCAATTGTACGTTTAGTTGAAGAAATATCAGCATAATTAGAAAGGAGGTCTTACTATGACTTTCTTTTCACAAAATGAATTTGAAGAAAAATATAATATAACAATGCCAGAAGACGATTTATGGAAAATAGGAGCAGTATGCGAAATGATTATGTCTCAAGTGGGGCGTATGTATCGTAGTGATTGGGATGAAACAACAGTTCCAACACCAATAAAAAACGCTTCTATGGAGCAATTAAGGTTTATGTATGAGTATGACATACCTTTAATTGATTACAAAGGAAAAGTTGAAGCTGGAGCTATGAAAAGTGAACTAAAAACAGATTACTCAACTCTAGCTTTAAGAATACTTGCAAATAATGGATATTTATACCGAGGAAATCCAATAAATCAAAATATGAGTATGACTTTACCTTGGGGTGATTAAATGTTTAATGTAAACGGAATAAAAGCTGTTTTAATTAAAAATAATCGCAATACTTCATCAGTATATGATGACCAAGATAAAACAGAACAAAACATAGTTGTTTGCCCTTACAACGTAGATCAAGCTGTTAACTTTGGTACTTACACAGTGCCTGAAGCAACAGGATATTTCATATTAAAAAACACGGTTGATGTTAAAGAGGGCGATCAACTATCTATTGGGGGTCACGTGTACTCCATAATAGATGTACAAGACGATTGGATATGGAATAAGATAGCTAATTACACTGTGGCTGTTAAATAATGGATGTTCAATTCATAGTGCAAAAGCCTTTAAATGTGGCTGGTGTTGAACGTTTTATGGATGGGGTAGTAAAGAATGCTGCCAGAGTAACTTTAAACATGACAGCAGGCTCTTTCCCACGTAAAACAGGCGATTTGGAGCGTGGTTCTTCTGCGTTTGGTGTTCAAGGTGGACACGCTACATATTCTTTAGGTACAACTGTTAATTATGGTAAGTATGTATGGAATATGAAAGATGTTCATTGGACAAATCCTTCAACACTACCTCAATGGTACAGCACAGTATTTAAAAATCATGCAGAAAGCATAATAAGTCAAGCTATAAATGGAGTGAATATAACACTATGACAGAACAAGACATTAAAAATAAAAACTTAGTACTTATTTCCTACTTAAACACACTTATAGATGGATACAAGATAAAGGCAGAATATTCAACTAACGATAATGATGTCAAAGTAATAGTAGTAACAGAAACTTCAGGGGAAAAGATAGTATTCTTTAACAATGATGTTCCACTATTCAACTACTATGATATTCAAATCTTTGGCGACAATATTCAAGATGCTAAAAATACATCTGTAATAGTAGGGAATCTAATAGGGAAAAGTGTAATAGTTACTTATGAAGGTCAAACTTGGCAATTAATATTCAAACAATTTGCAAATCCTAGAACAATTGAATTTATGGACATCAGAAGAGTTGCTTATACAACAACTTTAAAATGTATCGTAAATCGTGTGGCATAGGAAGGGAGAAAAAATGGAATTTTATATCAGTAACAGAGATTTTATAAAAAATCTTGCTATAAATACAGGAACAACTCAAGCACCTACATTTACAACCATGTGTACAGCTTCAGAATTAGGGCTTGAAACAGATATGGAAACAAAAGATTGGTATGTTTTCTGCGATAGTTTACAAAGAAGACTAACAACTGGTGCTTCAGTAACTTTAACAGGAACAATCAAACTTGATGTAAACAATGCTGCAATTTCAAACTTACTTGGTGACATTCACACTTTAATTGCAGATGGTGAAATAGCTCAATTCAATAATAAACTTATTCAATTTGAACTATTAACTGGAGTAAACAACGGTGTACTTGAATACACTAAATATCAAGTACAAACTAACTTCACTTTAAGTGATCTTGGTGGAGCAGCAGAAGACGAAGGAGAATTCTCTTTAGAAATGACTTTCAACGGAACTGCAACTGAAGTTACTTCAGCATAACAAACAACCTTTCAGGTGGGGTGGTAAACCTCACCTTTATTTTTTAAAGAAAGGAGGAAAACAATGAACGGAACAGGTGCAAACGTTTTAATTAAGTTTACTGGTGATACAAAAGACGTCAACACAAAAATGTCAGGGCTTAATAAAACAATGGGATCTGTAACAAAAGGATTCGTAGCAGGTTCTTTGATAACAAAAGGATTGTCAACTGCGTTTAGTATGGTTTCTTCAAGTGTTGGAAGTGCAGTCAAAAGACTAG